ATCAACAAGTAAGACACACTTTCTTTTTGTAACTGTTGTTTTTCGTTTTTTCGAGCTCGTGCTGTACGGTGGTCCTATCATCGGATCACAGAACCAAACCGAACTCGCGAAAAATGGCATCGAATCATGCGAAACTAATCATGCTCTTTTTGCTGCTGGCGATCGGCTGCGCACCCACGGCAAGCTACCGAGCTCTGCCCGCTCCGAGGGCTGAGACTCCAGCAATCAATCCCCCAATCGAACTCCGCCAAAAAAACTGGCTGAGCCCGCAGAACGAGGGGAGTTGTGTTCACGCCAGCCTGTCATCCATGCTGCATTGGCAGAACCAACTGGAGCTGGCAAAGTGGTGGAGAACAAAGTACTCGGGCGGTGAATGGACCGACCAACTAAGACGTCGACTTGATGCGGCCAAGGTTCCTTACGCCTATACCGAACGAGCCAATCTCCAATTACTCGACGATGCGCACAATGCAAGACGCGGGGCTCTGCTTTGGTGGAAGCCTTCGCACTGTTGCAACTTCGTGGGCTGGGCCAAAGGGACTGACGGCAGAGTCTACGCCTGCATTTTGGATAACAACAAGATCGATCGTTACGAGTTCGTCGAACGATCTGAATTTCATCGACAGTGGGCATCCTTTGGGGGATTTGCGCTCACCACGCTGTATGACCCTCCGAGCCCACCAATCTTTAAATCATACGAAGCGGTAGAGGATCAATGGAAATGGTAAACTGCAATCAATGCCCTAATGAGGGGGGACAACGTGTCAAAATCGTCTTGTCTTTCGGTCTGGTGGTGCTGGCTCTGTGCTCTGCTCTGTGCGTGGTCATTGGCGAGCGAATTGCTCCGAGAATCGAGCAATCACTTGGAATCCAGCAACCAGCCGAGCAATCCTACACCCCCGGCGGAGTGAGCTACGACACGCTCAAAAATGCACCGCTAAACACAGTCCCCGTCGACGAACGAGCCGCCCGAGAGGTAAAGCGACAAGAGGTCTACTGTCCACCATGCGATCAAGTCCGATCGCCTGGGTTTACTCGTTTCGTGGAATACGCCCAACCAATCACGCAGGCCAGCGCACCAGCGCCGCAGCCGCCTCGGCAACAGGTCACAGTGACTTCCACTCCCTGGGCCGCAAAGTATTCGCTGGCTGTCTTCGTCGGAACTGACCAAGCGTCGCAAAGACTCCTGGACTGGGTTAATAAAGATCCCCAGCTTTCGGATCTGCGAAAGAACGTCAATTTCCAGGCGTACACCAAAGACAACCCGCTTTACAAGGCAAGGTGGGCTGGCGTCATCCCAGCCGAGCAATTTCCGGCAGTTGTGTTTGCCGATTCCCGTGGGGGACACGTCTACGTCGCGGGAGCCTCGTCGCTGCCGGCAACTGCGTCGGGACTCTATACAGCCCTCAAAGAGTCTACTCAGATTCAGCAGCAGACTGTTCGCACTGATCCAATCAACCCTGACCAAAGCGTCCAAGAGTTCGATTCGAACTGCCCTGATGGCAATTGCCCACCTGGCCGCGTGCCTTTATTGAACCCTGATCGAGAAAAGCTTTTCCCCAATCTCAGAGCAAGAAATCCTGATCCGATCCAGTCCCTGCTGTATTGGATCTGGAATCCCGGCGAAGCAATCCTAGCTGTGTTGTGTGCCATCGCTTTCTTAGTCCTGCTGTTTGTCGTCGCACTCAAGGTGATCCGCTCATGACCCTGTTTTTACTGCTAATTGTGTTAGTCGCTCTCCTGCTTGCTGCCATCTGGTGGAACCCAAAGAGGCCACCTAAAGCCGCTTCGCAGCCATCGATCTTTGCTGCATTGTCGTCGCCTTCGTCGGTCTCGACTGATCGTGATGCAGTTTTGGAATCTGAGATCGCTGAGATCGTCTCGGTGATCCGGCAAGACGAGGCTGACAGGCGTCGGGCCGCAGCTCTCGATCGACTCGCATCCCTCCAGGCTACTGCCAAGAAAACCAAATGACCACTCCAGCAATCACTGATCAACAGATCGCCGATGCCGCAGTCGCTCCTCAGAGCGTCTCGGCTGACGGTGTGACCGTGACAAATCGCAGCATGGCCGAAATGCGAGAAGCTCGCGAGGAATTGGCGAACAACCAGAACGCCTCGAAGCCACGACGCGGAGTACTGTTCGCTCGGATGATCCCTGGATCAGCAAGGGGGCAATAATGCCTGGCTGGGTCACCGTACTGATCACATCGATCCTTCGAGCCCTCACCACGGCCTCGTCTCGCCATCTGTTTTTTGGGGTTGGCTGGTTCCTCCTGCTCGCTGGCCTCGTCTGCAATTCGATGGCCACTCTCATCCTGGGCGGGGCCGTGGTTTTCTTTCTCTTCCTGGTCCCCAATCAAAAGAGCTCGTGACATGATGCTGCTCGACCAATTTGGCAAGCCAATCGACACCAAAGCTCTGGCCGCTGCTCGCCGGATCCAGGATCGAGCCAAGCGAATCGACTCGCTGTCGGCATCGTACGACGCCGCGGCCAACACGGTAGAAACCCAAAAGCACTGGCGATACGCCGACAATCTCTCCGCTGCTGCTGCGAACTCGGTATCGGTGCGCAAGACACTTCGAGAGCGATCTCGGTACGAGTGCCTCGAGAATAATTCGTTTGCCAAGGGGATCGTTCTGACCCTGGCCAACGACACGATCTCCACCGGCCCGAGTCTCCAGGTGATGCTGCCCGATGCGTCTGCGTCTCGGATGATCGAACAGAAGTGGCGGAAGTGGTGCAAGGATGTCCGGCTTGCGGGCAAGCTTCGAACCGCTCGCATCTCCAAGGTAATCGACGGCGAGACAATCCTGCTCAAGGGAAACAATCCGCGATCCAAGAACGATGTCAAGCTGGACTTTCGAGTGATTGAGTCCGACCAGCTCGCCACGCCTTTCTTTGCCGATGGCTTACCAAACAAGATCGATGGAATCGAGTTCGACGACTTTGGCAATCCGATCAAGTATCACATCCTCAAGGGTCACCCAGGGGACCGCTGGCCGCTTCACGCCTTGGAAAAAACAGACGTAGACCCAGACGACATCATTCATCTGTTCCGCGCCGAGCGACCTGGCCAGATGCGTGGAATTCCCGAGCTTACACCAGCGCTGCCCCTGTTCGCGATGCTACGACGCTACACTCTGGCCGTAATCACTGCTGCCGAGAATGCTGCGGACTTCTCTGCAATCCTCAAGACCCAGTCCAATGCTTTTGATTCTGCGTCCGATGGGATCGACGACATCGACCCATTCGACTTTGTTCAGATCGATCGAGGACTGATGACGTCCCTGCCCAAAGGCTGGGAAATGGTGCAATTCGATCCGAAGCAACCGACGACGACCTATACCGAGTTTCGCAATGCCATTCTCGGCGAGATTGCTCGGACCGTACACATGCCAAAAAACAAAGCTTTGGCCGACTCAAGCTCGTACAACTATTCCTCGGGACGACTGGACCACCAGACCTACTATGAAGCCAACGCCATCGAGCGTACTCAATGGGAAATCGAAGCCCTAGATCGAATCTTCGGTTGGTGGCTCGATGAAGCCTTCATGATGGACGGCTACCTGCCCGCGATAGAACCAATGGATGAGGTTCCAAAGGTTTGGCGATGGCCACCACAGCGCGACGTCAACCCTGCGGAAATCGCCGATGTGAACATCGAACTGATCCGGGCCGGTCTCAAAACTCGGCAACAATACTTGATCGAGCAAAACCTTGATCCCGAGGCTCACGCGCAGCAGCTCATCGAGGAAGGCTGGGTCAATCCTGACATCCCAGCGGCTCCTGCAGGCGCTGCACCTGGTGCTCCCGGAGCTTCTGGTGCGCCCGGAGCTGCGGCCCAAGGTACAGGCGCTGCCGAGCCAGATGCAAGCCAACCCGCACCGACAGGTGAATTTGCCAACATGTCCCGCTTGCAACTCACTCGCAACACCAGAGCCATCGATGACACGCTGAACAAGATCGAGCAAGGCGTCTGGACCACATCTCGCGCACGGGTGTTCCTCGAATCACTCGGCATGAAGGAACGCACGATCAACAATTTGTTGGCCGAGTACGAAGAGCAACCAGCGTGAGCTCGCTGACGCACGAGAGCAAGACTCGGCAAGGCTATCGCCTTCGAGTTTACACCGCTGCCGGACGTCGCTCCATTTGGCTTGGACGCATCACCGAGCCCGAAGCGATCGCCATCCAGCGACACGTCGACGAGATCATCGCCGCCCAGACCGCAGACCTACCGATCCCAAGGCAAACGGCCCTTTGGCTCGATCGGCTCGATCCGGAAATCAAATCGAAGCTCACTTGCATCACCGGATCCATCCGCACCGTCCGGACTGCCATCGACGAGTATCTCAACGCTAAGCGAGACATGCTTGCCACATCGACTGCCGAATCGGTTGGTCGCTCCCTGGCCTGGCTGTCGGATGCCTGCGGTGATCGGCGAATCGATGGAGTTTCGCCCGAGGAAATCGCCACCGTCTATGATGCGCTCGATCAAGGTGCTTCCACGCGGGGAAAGATCGCCAAGGACTGGAAGGCCTTCTTTCACTGGTGCGAAGACAATCGATGGATCGTTGCCAATCCTGCCAAGCGACTCAAGACCACGGTCTCGGTGCGAGAGAAGCAATTCGTTTCGGTGGAGACCATGGAGCATGTCCTCCAGGCCTGCGACGATCCCGAGCTGCGGCTGGTGATTGTCCTGTCTCGATTCGGTGGCCTTCGGATCAACAGCGAGATCCGCGACTTTTCCGAGGCTTCGATCGACCGCGTGTCCAAGCGTATCAAGATCACCGACACCAAGCGAGGAGTGGTCCGCGAGATCCCGCTCTTCCGCGAGATCGCTGCCCAATTGCCTGAACCAGGCGTCGAGCTGCTGCCAACTCTCTCTGGCCTGTCTCACTCTGGACTCACCAATCGATTTCAAGACGTAGTTCGCAAAGCTGGCATCGAGCCGTGGAGGGTTCCATGGCACTCGATGCGAGCCACCCGCGAGACGGAACTGATCACCGCCTTCGGACTGGCAACCGCTTCGAAGTGGGTCGGCAATTCCGAGAAAGTCGCGATGACCTCTTATGCGATCATTCCAGACTCCGACTGGGCTAAGGCTGATTTGTAACTCTCGATGAACGGTTTTTTGAGGGCGAGTGGTAGTCTCGTCCACATGAGCAAATCGACCCGGGCCCGCAACTTGGAACTCCGCACCAGTGGCAGCTCCATCGAGTTGCAAGCCGCAGATCCTAACACCCCCGACGCGCTGCCCAGTTTTAGTGGGATCGCCTATACCGGGGGTGTGATGCATCCCAAGCTTGCAATCCAGTGGAACGGCCCGGTGGTGATTGACCTAGCAGGCCTTGACGCACCGGTCGGACCAGTGCATCGAGACCACGACGAATCCAGGCCTGTCGGTCACTTGACCGCTGTGTCCAACGACGGAACCCAGCTCTCCGTCACCGGAGTGTTCTCGGTCCCATCGGTGGATCAGCAGGAGATTGTCTCGGGAGCAAGAAACGGATTTCCTTGGCGACCATCGGTCGGCGTGAAGATCCTCACCTATTCCACGATTCCTCAGGGTCAGACCCTCCAGTGCAATGGACGCACTTTCGAGGGGCCGGTCCTCGTCGTGAAACGATCGCAACTCAAAGAGGTCTCCCTGGTAACGATTCCAGGCGACCCAGAATCCTCAGTCTCTATTGCCGCCTCGGCCACAACAAACATGCCAACTTTTGAACAATACTGCACCTCTCTCGGATTCGATCCTGCGACTCTTTCGCCCGAGGCCAAAGCCGCCCTGCAAGTCTCCTATGCCGATAGCATCGAGCCTCCCATGGATGCGTCCGCCCCTGCTGACCCCGCACAGCAACCTCCCACTGCAACCGCTTCTCAACCCACGGAGCCACCTATGGCCAAGCCTGCGACCGCTGCTGCTTCTTCCGCCTCGTCTGACCTGACCGCTGCTGGCAGTCTGGATCTGACCGCCTACCGCTCGCAAATGGCTGCTGAAACCAAGCGAGTCGGCGAAGTCACATCGCTCTGTGCTAAGTTCGGCAACCCGACCGTGATGGTCGCTGGCAAGAATGTCGATCTGGCGGCTCACGCGATTGAGGCTGGCTTGACCGGCGATCAGACCGAGCTGCTGGCCCGCCGTCATCAAGACCTCGAAGCCACCCGGGACTCTCGACCACGAGGCCCTGCGATCCATTCCCGAGCCAGTCAGTCGTCGATCGACCTCGGAGCGATCCAAGGTGGTCTCATGCTGCGAGCCGGAATGAATCTTGACTCTCCAACATTTACGAATCGGCATGTGAAAGCCAAGCTACCGGGTTGGCTGCAAGCTGGCATCAACGATCCGATCCGCCAACGCACGATGGACGACGCGCATCGATACTCGGAAAGCTCCCTGGTTGACGCTTGCCGACTCGGTTTGCAGGCTCGCGGGGTCGATGTCCCCGTCGCACGAATGGACATGCTTCAAGCCGCTTTCTCCAGTGGTACTGTGGCTGTTCTCTTCGGTGCGACGATCGGCGCGAAGATGCTCGAATCGTACGCCGAAGTCGAGGACTTCTCTCAGGGTTGGTGTACCGAGGATGAGAATCCCGACCTCGAAGAGCACAACCGCAACCGAATGCAAGCCGCCCCCAGCCTCAAGCTGCACCCAGTCGGTGGATCTGCTGTCCACGGATCGCGCCGCACGCTGACCGAGAAGTCGCAAGTGTCTCGATTCAGCGAACAGCTCAAGATCGACGAAGCGGATCTGATGGGCGACAATTTCTCCAAGCTTAAAGATTCCCCCAGGGACTTTGGCCAAGCTGCTGGCCGACTGCGTCCGGACATGGTCGCCGCTGTCATCCTCAGCAACCCGACGCTGCTCCAAACTGGTCGCGCCGCCTTCAACTCCACCGAAGGCAACACCGCCACCGGCAAGGCTCTGGCACGAGCCACGCTGAGCGAGATGATCAGCTTGCACGCCAAACGCAAGGATGGCGACGCAACGCTCAATCTGCCTGTCTCGGATCTGTTGGTTCCGCCCGAGCTCCTGGACACCGCGATTCAGCTTTGCTACTCGGCCAACCTGTCGAATGACAGCGGGTCTGGTGAAATCAACCCGATCAAGAAGTACGGCATCACGCCACGTAGCGAGCCACGGTTCAGCAACGGCATGGTTCACCCTGTGACCGGTGCTGCTCTAGCCGGATCGGCAACGACCTACTACAGCGTCTCGAAGGCCGCTCGAACGATCGAAGTCGCTTACCTCCAAGGTGCTGGCCGAGTGCCTGTCGTCCGCACCGAGACTTTGGTCGGCGGTGAGTTTGGCATCGTGATCGATGTCCGCCACTACATCGGAGCGTACTTCCTCGATTGGCGAGGATTCACCCGCTACGCAGCCTAGTTGCTGACCTGACGATTCCATCACGCAGGGTCTCGGCCCTGCGTTAGTTTCATCCTTTTTTTTCTCGACCAAATTTCTCATGCCAAAAATCCGACTTCGACAAGCCGTCTCGTTTGATGGCCAGACATTCCCTGCGGGACATGTTTTTGACACCGACTCCAGTCCCATCAGTGCTGAGTGCCTCATCCAACGCGAATGGGGTGAGGAAGTGTCGGAAGATCCCGCAAAAGCCCCGGCAGATCCTCAACCCTCGCCCGCTGACGAGTCTGCCGAGCCTGACGAATCGGACGAGCCAGAGGCAGAGGCAATCAGCGCCGATGTGATCCGCCCCAAGCCGCCCAAGCATCCTCGCAAGAAGTAACGCGCCTACCATCACCCTTCAACCATAACCCCACAAGAGAACCATGGCAACTTACAAACAAGACGGCGACTTTCGCCAATTCACCGCTGGTGCGGACACTGTCAACGGAGCCATCGTCCAGACCGCTGACGGCCTGGCCGGGATTGTCGAAGGCCTAGCTGGCGTAAAAAACGGAAAAGTTGGCAACGCTCGCGTCTTTGGAATCGTCACCTGCGACAAGGCCTCTGGCACTGTCATCGCTGCGGGTGACCGTCTCCAGCTAGCCACCGCGACGCAGCTCGTCACGGTAAAGGCCTCTGGGGCTGCTGATGCCAGCAACATCCTCCTGGGCCGCGCTGTGCTGGCTGCGGGAAGCGGAACTCTGACCGTTGATGTCGACCTGAACCGAGCCGCAGTCTAACCAACCACCATGGCCATCAAAGAAGCCGATCTTAAAGAATGGTCCGATCTCGAAGCAAGGCGATCCGCCATGCAGCGAGAACTGACGACCATCAAGGATCGGCAAGGCC